GCCGCCCCCCGCGGGGAGAGGAATGCGGGTGCGCCGCCTGGGGCGGCCGCCGCTTCCAACGTGGCATTCCGCGCTTCCGGATCTGCCGCGTCATAGGTGTATTTACGTACCGGACGGCCGAATATCTCGGCAAGTTCCGCCCAGTCGCCTATCGTCCCGCGTTTGTAGATAACGTACGGTGCCGTACGTGCCAGAATTCCCAGCGGCTCCTTGCCGCGTATCATCAACAGGTCTGGATATTCTTCGAAAGGTTCTCCGTTTATATCAGCCTGGCGGGTTTTGATGAGGTTCAATACCGGGTCTACGTGCTTTCTCGGAACCATGTAGTAGTCTATCCATCCTTTCTCGTTGATATAGAACTGCACAAGTGTAAATCCCCAGTAGTCAGCATCCAGCGCGTCACTGATAAATCTCAGGAACCAGGGGGAACTGATTTGCCCGTTTACTTTGTCGTCGGCTATCCCGTTACGCCGGAATTCGATTTTCCGTCCCAATACTCCGCTTTTCCGTTTTTGTACTACGCTGAACAGATGCGGATCCATCATTGATTCGCTATATATATCGTATAGTTTCACCCGGCTTGTGAAGTCCACATTCTCAGCATTGCGGATTGCATTCATGTAGTCATTCAACCCGATACCGAACCGCTGCGGCTGTGTCAGTATTACGGTTGCACCGGGCCGCGTCACGTTACTTCCTTCTGTAATACGTTTTCCGGCAGGCTTCATCGCACGGCTTTTGAAAAAAGGAATTTTGAAGCTCATGTCTCTTTCTTTTTTTTGGTTTATCAATAATTACATGTGATTGATCCGTTTAGGATTGCTTTTCATCAGATAAGGATTATTTTGCTGCAGTGTCTCATCCGGAAGAAGCGGTGCCCCGTCAACGGTAATTTTGTAGGCCGCCACTTGTTTCAACCATTCCACTGCCAGTTCGTACCTGTCCTTTCGGATTTGGGATATTTTCTGTGGATTATGGATACTGAAAAGATGATAAACGGTTATGTCTATCGCCAGCATCAGGATTAGCTGGTTACGGGCTTCTCCTTCTGCGGAAAAGATTTCATCCACATCGTAACGTGCGTTGAGATACCCGCGCATTTCCGCGATTGCGCGGTCTTCACAGATTTCAACGATTGCGTTGTCACTGCGTGTCAAGGCATCCAGTATTTCGCGGTGTATACTGGCGTCGTAATCCTCTTGCGTTATGAATTTGCTCATGGCTATAATCGTTTTGGGTTCCGGTGCGCGCTGTGGTGAATCACCGTCACCGGTTCCAGTTGTTGTACTTTCTTTTTCAGGATTCGCAGCCCTCCTTCCACACAGTCGGGACCGTCCGCCGGGAATTTGAGACGGAGGGTGAAGAGCTTGAACTGGTCGTCCAGCCGTTTCATGTGCGGATTCTCCCGTTCCGCCTCATTGAAGATGAGGTTACCCTCTCGGTTGATCGGTTCCAGATTCGCCTCGATACGAGTAGCCTTCTCGGTTTTCCTGTCCTCGTCCGGATGAATGTAAAGCTGCACGTTTCTTTCGTTGCGGACCTTTGCTACCAGCGGTTTGAACACCTGCTGGAAGAAAGGATCCTGCAGCTTGTTGTTTTCCATATAGCAGTAGACCGGAACTTTGCCGTCCACATATTCAAGCAGCTGTACATACCAGTCTATGAAATCCGAGTTCAGTCCGCGGTCCAGACGTGCATTTATAATATAGACCTTCTGTTTTATCTGCCCCATGAGGATACAGCTCTTAGTGCTGCTGTTCTTGCTTTTGTTCTCTCCCGGTGCAGGGTCACCGTAAATTACCAGGAACTGGAACTTTTTCAGTTCCGGTATCCGGCCATAGGTTATTTCCTTGAATACCTCCCCTTCGGTGACGGGATTGTTATAGTACTCTTTCTGTGCGCTGGCGGCACTGATCTTTCTCAGTACGGTGTCGATATGTTCTTCCGTATTCTTTTCGGGCCAGGTACTGTGCCCGTCCTTATCCCGGATATTTACAACATCGTGGTGATCTGCGAGAGCCGCTGCCCGTACCACACAGCAGTCTCGTGCTATGAGATTCCCGCACCATACAATCAGGGTCGGTTCGCTGATGGAACGTGTGGCATAAAAGGCCTGTTCATACCAGTCCCATTTCTTCTGTATGATGTCCGGATTTCGGCAGTCCTCATCCGTGTCGTAATCATCCACCAGCAGTACATCGGGGCGTACAGCTTCATTACGGCTTCCGCGCGGGGCATTACCTGCGCCAATGGCACGGAAGGCACAGCCGCATTTGGCTATGAACTCCGTATCCGTCCAGGAGCCGATATTCATCTGTTCCCCGTAGTAGGCCTTGATACGTCCGTTCGCCTCGAGATTGGCACGGTAAGGATCCAGCAGACGTCTGGCGCTGTCCTGCGTGGCGCTGGCAAGCATCACGTTTCTTTTCCGTCCTGTGAGCGCCAGGTACATCACGCAGAACATGACAACCGTACTCTTTGCCAGCTCACGGCTCCAAGACAATACTTCATACCATTCATCATTGTTCAAGATGCGTTTGATGGCCCTTTTGTGAAAAGGGGCAAACGGATACTTTGCATAATTCGGAAAAAAGAATCCGATCCACTCTATCGGATGCTCTTCCAGATAAAGCCGGTGCTTCTCCCGCTGGGCCTGGCTCATGTTCACGTCTACCGGAGTGGAGTTACTGATGTCCGCCTTATATTCCTCCCAATTGGCGAGCGCGGTTCTTTCCTCTTGTTTCATGACAGGCTGTCTTTAATGAATTTATCCCATAGTACGGTTATCTCCTTGGCCTTATCCAGATCAACAGGCCTTATCCATTCTATAAAACGCATGCCTACGTTTACAAGGTCGGCTATTCCGACTTCCGTTTCCATTTTTTTTATGGCGGCAGCCAGTTTGCCCAGTGTGTCGGCCTCGGCAGGATTAGCGAATCGTTCTCCTTCCGGGCGTGAAAGGATAAGGTTGTTCAACTCCATTACCTGTCGGTGCAGGTTGGCGATTTGCTGTTCACGTCCCAATGTGATGCCAACTTTTAATTTTTCCCATTGTCCTGCCGCCATCCACCGGATTATGGTCTGGCGTGACACGCCCACCTTATCTGCAATTTCCTGTTGCGTCAGATTATCTTTGAGATAGAGGGTACGGGCGTAATCCTTTTTTTGTTGTGAGGTCAATTCTGCCATACTGTTTTCTTTAATGATTTTACGCAAAGTTCTTTTTTCATGCTGTGAACCGGAAAAAAGGATGAAGCGGTTACAGGACATAGTGTATGGCCTGCGTACTTGTCCGCAAGGATTACACACTTTTTTGTGCGGTTATCACTACCTATGTAAGTTTGCTGCAAATAATCAAGAACGTATGAGAGTTTTTAAATCCATATTAAATAAAAAGACCGCCTGTCTGCTGCTCTACGGAGAAATCAGTGACGAAGGTGGGGAAGGCAAGATAGCCAGTCGTGACATCGTAAACGAACTGATGCATCTGGATGGCTATGAGAACCTGAATATCCGTATCAATTCCATTGGCGGTGACGTTTATCCCGGTATTGCCATTTTCAACGCCATCCGCCAGTGCAAGAGCAATGTCACCATTTACATTGACGGTATCGCCGCCAGCATTGCCGGTGTGATTGCCCTGTGTGGGAAACGTGTCGAGATGAGCCGTTATGCCCGTATGATGCTGCACAATGTGTCCGGTGGCTGTTACGGTAACAAACAAGACCTGCGGGATATGATATCCACCATTGAAAGTTTGGAGGATACCATTGCTGAAATCGTCGGTGAACGTTGTGGTAAGGACAAGGAAGAGGTGAAAAACACTTATTTCGATGGTACTGACCATTGGTTGAAAGCCGAAGAAGCCCTGCAGCTGGGGCTGATCGATGCTATTTATGATGTGGAGCCTATTCCAGAAGAGAGCAGTACGGATGATATCTACCGCATATTTACTAACCGGCTGGAGCTGGAACAGCAAAAGCCACAAAACCCCGATAAAATGAAATTGGAAGACTTTAAGAAAATTCCCCGTTTCGCCAACTGCGCTGACGAAGCGGCGGTAATGGCCATGCTAGGCGAAACTGTCCAGAAGGCAGAAAAGGCCGATGATTTGGAGAAGGAGAACGACGAACTGAGAGAAAAACTGGAACGGCAGGAAGAAGAATGGATTGAAAACGCTGTAGCGGATGCTGTGACAGATGGACGTATCGGTGCAGATCAGAAGGATATCTATAAGAATATTCTGAAGGCGAACTTTAAGGACGGCATGACCGCACTGAAGGCTTTGAAACCGAAAAGACTTTTGAAAGATAAGCTGGAGAGTACCGCCGCCGGTGAAGGTGAAAGCCCTTGGCAGAAACGTCAGAGAGAAATTGAAGCCAACCGTAAAAAGTAGTATGCCATGATTCCGATTAAGAACCCTAAGAACGTTAAGCTGGGTGGCAGCTCCTATTTTGGCAAGAAGATAGGTAGTAGCGTACGAAGTGCCGGCAGTGCTCCGCAAATACGCGGGAGACAAAAAGTGAAGATGTAGTGTTTATGACAACAGAGTAAATATTAATTAAAAATAGAAAAGACAATGATTCAAGGATTGAATACCACCAACTATTCCGGCGAAGTGCTGGAGAACGTGCTGACTCTTGCTACGACAGGTAACGAGTTGGTAAGCAAAGGGCTGATAATGGTTATCCCCGGAGTAAACAGTTCAATAAGTATTCCCCGGGTAAAATCGGGCAAAATGCTGCAAAAACGTAAGGAAGACCCGCAGAAGTCGGACAGCAAAGGCGATTTCACATACAGCGAGAAAAAACTGGTACCAAAGGACATGATGGCTTTCACGCTGTTCAATCCACGTGCTTTTGAACATATCTGGCGTGAGTACCAACCTACGGGCGACCTTGTGTTCCGTCAGCTTCCTACCAATGTGCAAAATATCCTGCTCCAGGAACTTTTAAAACAGGTTGGCAATGAACTCGGCTACCAGTATATTAATGGAGAATATGGCGACGCCGACAGTCAGCTGTTGGACGGTATCCTGACACAGGCGGCCAAGGATGCGGATATTGTGAAAGTGAAAAGTACAGGTACAACGATGTTGCAACGTTTGAAAGAGTTGAGAACGCATATTCCAGTAACCATGCGTAATAATTCCAACCTGCGTATCCTGATGAGTGTGGAAGACTTTGATACATACGATGACGAGTTGACGCAGCTCGCCAATAAGGGAGCCGCTCCCACAGACATCAATCAGGAACGTTACAAAGGTATCACCATTGAGGTTTTGACACAATGGCCCGCCGGCTTGATTGTAGCTACCCTGTGTGACAGCGGGATGAATGGAAACCTGTTTGCTGCGGTTAACCTTCAGGACGACGAGAATGTTATTCTCATTGACAAATGGGCGAATGCCAGCGAGATGTATTTCTTTAAAATGCTCATGAAGGCCGATACGCAGATCGGTTTCGGAGAGGAGTTCATAGCTTTGGACTGGAGAGAAAATGGAGTATTCAAACCTGTGGTGGAAGGATAAGGAGGAACGGATATGGCAAAGAAAACATTGATAACGGTAATTGTCCTTTCTGCTTTTCAAGACAAGTTTGACCATAAGACGCAGTATCCGGTGGGTACGGAACTGCAGGTTGACGAAGAACGTGCGAAAGATCTGGTAAACCGTAAGCTTGCCCGAGTGAAAGAAACCGGAAAAGTCCCCGAAGAATCGAAACGGCCGCAACCAGCGAATCCGGAAACCGCTCCTGAATCCCCGGCTTCCTCCATAGCTCCGGCCGGTAGTGATAAACCTGAAAAAAAGAAAAAGGATGAGTGCCAGAGGACTGAGAAACAATAACCCGGGTAATATCCGTCTTTCTGCCACCACAGTATGGCAGGGAGAAATCCGTCCCTCGCAGGACAGGTCGTTCTGCCAGTTCCGTACGATGGCTTACGGTTATCGTGCTTTGATTAAGCTGCTGCAAAACTATCGTCGTAACAATGGATGCCGTACGATAGCGGATTTTATCAACCGTTGGGCGCCGCCTGTGGAGAACAATACTTCCGGCTATATCAGCCGGGTATGCCGGGAGATGCAGGTTCCGAATACGTATGTGCCTGACGTGAACGACAGAGCGACTATGTGCGCTTTTGCAGCCGCCATCTCACAGGTGGAGAACGGGGTACCGGCGGTCATGGCAGACGTGGAAGCGGGATGGAAACTGCTTTAATAAGGAAATTAATGATGATTGATTATTGATTGGAAAAATGGATGTGCTTTGGAATATCATAATGTATGCGGTACCTGGAGGTTTTGCCGTACAGCTTATAAACTGGTACCGTAACCGGAAGTTATCTAAGGCGCGCCAGGGTGGTGATATTGATGCCGCCTATCTGGACAATATCAATATGCTTCGTGAAGAATTAATAAAGATTCAAGATGAAAACAGAAAACTATACAGGGCTATCGCCCGACTTGATCGTACGGTTGCTCGCGCTACTGCTTGTCGTCACTGGAATGATTGCCCTATCCGCATCGAGTTGCAAAAGCCCGCAGAGGATACGGAGCAGTTACAGCCAAAAAAACAGCTTGGCAAGCAAAAACGGGTTCGTTCTCCTGCAAGAAGCCGTACCGCCCAGTATCGCGAAGACGAAATTTCCGACGGGTATGCTGAAACAGATTCCGGTGGGCACAGGCTTTAGCATCCGTAGCGGGCAGGCCACCGTCAATGTCACCCGGATATCAGAAGACAGTTTGGAAATAA